GCAAGCAGGATTCTCAAAGACTTCGGCTTCTTGGGTTAGGTGAGATATGCCTCCTATTTCAGCAGCGCAAATGAGGCGCATGGCGCAGGGTATGCGCGATCTGAACGCGCAGATTTCTGGTGGTGGCGGTGGAGCCAACCCCTTGGACGCTGCTGCTGTGCAGGCACCGTCTGTCACCTACAACGGCCTGAATCCTGGTGACGGCTCTGCCGTCTTTACGCCCGGCGATCAGCCTGCACCGCAGGCGTTCGTTGACTGGGCGAACAGCATTGGTGCTTCCGGTACACCGCAGCCCCCACCTCCGCCTCCACGTACCCTGCAATCAACGCAGACCAAGCGCACCTACGGTGGCAAGGTTCAGATCATTGCCTACTACTCCGATGGCTCACAGGAAGTTATTGACGAGTGGACGGACAAGTCTGCTGGTGAAGCGGCAGCCGACATCTTCCGCAATGCTGGTTTGGACAGCGCCTTCGTTGACAAGTTGATGGCAACGATTGACCAAGTTTACAACAGCAACATCAACCCGTCCGAGGGTCAGATCCTGAACTCGATTTACAACTCTGATGCCTACAAGCAGCGGTTCAAGGCGAACGAAGTTATCCGCAAGCGCATCGCTGACGGTCAAGGTCGCCCAGGCGACCGATTGCTGTCACCCAAGGAATACATCGACTTGGAGAACACGTACCGGAACATCTTGCAGGAACGCTCGATGCCGGAAGGTTTCTACGATTCCCCTGACGATTTCGTAAACCTGATCTCCAACAGCATCAGCGCGTCGGAGTTCACCTCGCGTGTCGATACGGCTGCATCAGCGTTGAATGAAGCGGACGCTTCAGTTGTGAACGCGTTGCAGCAGTATTACAACCTGACCAAGAGTGATCTAGTTGCGTACCTGCTGGACCCGACGAGGGCAATGCCAGTCATCAACGCCCGCAGTATGCAGGGCGCATTCGGCTTGAATAGCGCCGATCAGTTGCAGCGCATCTACTCGGCCTCCGAGGTTGGTGGCATGGCTGATCGCCAGAACCTTGGTGTTGAGCGCGAGTTGGCGGAAGAGATTGTTGACCTGGGCAAGAAGGATCAGGCCGAGGGTGCTTTCCAGATGGCTGGTGCGGCAGATGCAGATCTACAAAGACTTGGCTCCCTGTACGGGCAGCCGTTGGACTTCAAGGATCTGGTGAAGGAAACTTTGAGTCTTTCTGGCGGTGTGGAGTCCGGCATGAAGCGTCGGAAGTTCGCATCAAAGGAACGAGCAGCATTCAGCCAAGAGTCTGCTCTTGACCGTCGCTCGCTGCGACGGATGCAGGACGTTTAGTTCTGCGGGGCGCGAAAGGTCAGAGGATGTAAGTCGCTACGCCGGACGGCGTTGCGCTTTCCCACCCCGGTTCGATTCCGGGCGCGTCCACCCCTAGCCGGATCGGTCGGCCCCGGCAGGCGTACAAGTCCGAACGTCATTCACAGCCATAGGCAATAGCCCCTTGTTGCCTGTGTGGGTGGGTGCAACCCGAGATGGGCCATACGAGAAAAGGGAGTTGAAATGGCCGAATATGACGAGTTCGATTTCGATGACGATCAGGGAACTGATCTGGTCAAGGATCTGCGGAAGCAGGTGAAGGAACTCTCCGCTGCATTGAAGGAGCGGGACGAATACCTTGACGAGTTTCTGTCGATGACTCGCGACCAGGAAATCTCAGAAGCGCTACAAGAAATGGGTGTGAACCCGAAGGTTGCAGCGTTTGTCCCCGACGAAGTTGAGGACATGGATGATCTGGAAGCGTGGATCGGCGAGTACGGAGAGGTGTTCGGCATTGAGGCCGTGGGCGACGAAGGCTCAAATGAGAAGCCTGAGTCGGTTCAAGCCGCCGAACTGATGTCAGCCGTAGAGGAAGGCGGCATTGACCCAACCGTGGGTCAAGGCCTGGAAGCAAAGATCCAGGCTGCCTCAACTCCAGAGGAGTTGGCGGCAATCCTGAAGGGCTGACAAGTCCAATAACAACTCAGAGAAAGCAGTCATAACTCATGGCTACTACGTCAACGAGTACGCTGACTAACCTTATTCAAACAGCGTACGACAAGTATGTGGAGTTCAACCTCCGCAGCGAGCCGATGTTCCGCAAGTTTGCGGACAAGCGGCCTGTTGATGTGACCAACCCTGGTGCGACTGTTGTGTTCCAACTGCACAACGACCTGTCTCGCGTGACCTCTGCGCTTACCGAGACTGTGGACGTTGACGCTGTTGCACTCAACAACACCAACAAGGTTCAGGTCACCGTCAACGAGTACGGCAATGCCGTCACCACCACGGAGCGCCTCGCTCTCGAATCCCTATCCGCAATCGACCCCGCCGTGGCTGACATGCTCAGTTACAACCTGCGCGATTCGCTCGACGCAATAGTGTACGGCGTGCTTGTCAACAAGGCGACTGGTCGTTACGCGGGTACGAGTGCCGATGACGAAGCAACCGTGAACGGTGTCGACAAGACCACCGCCGCTACCACCACCTTGCAGGCAGCCGATGTTCGTCGCGCTGTTGCCAAGTTGCGTGGTGCGAACGTGCAGCCCCGTGATGGTGCGTTCTATGTCGGAATGCTGCACCCGGACGTTTCCTACGACCTCCGCACGGAGGCCGCTGCGTCTGGTGCAAACGTCTGGCGCGAGCCGCACACCTACACCGAGGCTGGCGTTGGCAACATCTGGTCAGGCGAGGTCGGCGTGTACGAGGGTGTCAAGTTCATCGAGTCCGCTCGTGTTGAACAAGCCGCCAGCGCTACCCGCTCGGTCACCAACAAGGCATTGACCAGCAACGTCGCAACCCTCACCACCTCTGCCGCACACGGCTTTGAGGTTGGCGAGTCTGTGACCGTGGCCGGTGTGGACGCTACGTTCAATGGCTCTCACACCATCACCGCTGTTACGAGCACCACGTTCTCGTTTGCTAAGACGGCATCGAACGTGACCTCGGCTGCGGTGGACCCGGCTGGAACTGCTTCCAGCCTCGACCACAAGGTCATCATCATGGGTAAGCAGGCTCTTTTGGAGGCTGTCACCTATGAGCCCAAGTCGGTCATCTCGCCGGTGACGGACAAGTTGATGCGCTTCCGGTCGGTCGGCTGGAAGGGGCTTCTCGGATGGAACATCTATCGTCCCGAGGCTCGTTACGTCATCACCTGCACATCCAGCATCTAGTCACAAACTAGATCAACGGGAGGGGGCTGCCACAAGTGGCCCCCTCCCCACTCAATCAAGGAGTTTCTATGTGTGCTTCGTGTGGTTGCAAGGATGTAAACGACGCAATCATCCCGGGGAATAACGCCAAGGGCGGGAAGATTCCCACGCAGAAGGTGGAACACAAGAAGTGAAGATGTGGCGAGGACCAGAGTTGACTTACAAGCGTGGTCGCCCTGATCCGCTGTGGTTTACCTCGTGGCAAATCGGTCAAACTGTGGTGAAGAAGGACGGTGCATGGCGCACCATCATGACACCTCAGGGTGACTTCCTCGCTGAATGCGATGTCGTCCTGCGTGGCGGCTACGCGATTGAAATTTCAGATGAACTTGCTGACGAACTAGCGGCAGCAGGTTACGGCGATTACGTGTCGGAGTCTTGATGTCGTTACATCGTGAACGTACGCACCCTGAGTTTGTGGAGGATTGCTTTGGCTGCAAAGCCAGCACTCTTTCATACCAAGACATGCACATTCGCGCTTGGTCCCACGCGAACGACAAGGAACTGAATGCGTATCGGGATGCACGCAAAGACGGTATTCAGCCGAGAACTACAAAGATGAAGGACATTAGTGCTGCGGTGAAGGCCTCCGATGTCCTCGGTCGGGCGGTGAAAGCGTGAGCACTTTTTCGGAGATCATCGAGGACACTCTTGCTGAGGTGTCCTCGTATGTGAAGAACCAGGAAGCAATCACGGTTCTCACTCAGTCGGCAACGGACTCTGACACAACCCTGACAATTGATGAGGCTGGCAGTATCAGCCGGGGTTTGGCTGAGATCGGTGATGAGTTGGTGTACGTCAAGTCCGTAAACCAGACCGCTGGCACCATCACCGTTCTTCCTGGTGGTCGAGGCTGGCGCGGAACGACGGCGACGGCACACCCGGTGAATACGATAATTCGCAATAGCCCAACGTTTCCACGGGATCAGATCAAGCGAGCGATCAATGACACTATTCGTGGTATTGACCTTCGGGCTATCTCGTCTTACGAGTTCACATTCGATGGCACTACGTACGCGTACGCGCTACCCGTCGATTTCCAAGACATCACAGGTATTACGTGGAATGCGCCGGACACGACTGAGGTGTGGCCGGTTATTCGCAGGTTCCGCGTGGACCGTAACTTCCGGGTGGCCGGTGATTCCAGCACCGTCCGTTCTGCGCTAGTGCTGAATGAGTATCCGATGCCTGGCCGCACGGTTCGCGTTCAGTACGCGAAGTATCCGACCGCGATGAGCACGCTTTCCGATGACTTTGCAACGGTGACCGGATTGCCTGACTCAGCCGAGGACGTTATTCGCCTTGGCGCTATGTGGCGGCTCGTGTCCACGATTGACCCAGGCAAGGTTATTGCAATGACTCCATCTGCCGACTTGGTGGATTCGCCGGTTGGTCCTGGGGATTCGACCACGGTGGCTCGCTACCTGTACCAGTTGTTCAGCGTTCGCTTGGCGGAAGAGAAGGCCAAGCAGCAGGACAACTACATATCAACCATTCAATACGCGAGGTAACGTATGGGAACTCCCGCTCGGTATTACTCTTCGACCGCCGTCACGACGACGCTGGCTGCGTCTATTGGTGCGTCTGACACTTCGCTTCAGGTTGCCTCGTCTAGCGGCTTCCCGTCAAGTTATCCATTCACACTCTTGTTGGAGAAGGACTCAGCCAACGAAGAGATTGTCACCGTCCTTGCCATCGTTGGTTCGGCGTACACGGTCACTCGCGGTGTTGATGGCACTTCCGCTCGTTCTCACTCTGCTGGTACTTCGGTTGAGCATGGTGTGTCTGCGCTTGACTTCACTGACTTTCGCAGCCATCAGGCTGCGGCAGCCAATGTTCACGACATTGGTGCGACGGCGAGCGTTGTTGGAACTGACACTACGCAAACTCTCACGAACAAGACTCTGACTTCGCCCACTATCAACGCCGCTACCGTGTCGGGTTCTGTGACCAGCACCGCGACGATCACGGGTGGAACGGTGAATCCGACCACGTTGCAGCAGGGTGGCGTGCAGGCGGTGACAACGACTGACACACAGACGGTGAGCAATAAGACGCTCGGTAGCGATCTTGCCGCTGGTGGCTTCAAGGTGACGGGTCTTGCTGATCCGTCGTCTGCTCAGGATGCTGCGACGAAGAACTTTGTTGAGACTGGTGTTACCAGTCAGGTTGTGGCGGCTACGACTCAGGCCACGAACGCGGCTGCTAGTGCGAGCGCGGCCTCCACATCGGCATCTAATAGTGCGTCGTCTGCCTCGGCTAGTGCTACCTCGGCAGCGGCCTCGGAGGTTTCTCGGCTTGCGTCGGAAGCAGCGCAGGCTGCTGCGGAAACCGCTGAGACAAACGCTGAGACTGCGGAGACTAACGCGCAGACTGCTCAGACGGCGGCTGAGACTGCCCGTGATTTGGCTT